CTGACCTGTTGAATGGCTCTGCTTGGACAGGTGGTACGTCAGGGTCAATCAACTTGAACAAAGTCTGGCCCAATGGTATGGACGAAGTGGTAGCTCTGGCTGCACACAATGACTACCTAATTATCTTCGGTAAGAACGCTATCTTGACTTACAGTGGTGCTACAGATCCTGCAACGATGCAACTAGCAGACACTATCGCTAACGTGGGTTGTGTCTCAAGGGACTCTGTGCAGCACACAGGTACGGACCTGCTGTTTCTGTCCAACGAAGGTGTCAGAAGTTTAAGCAGGACGATACAAGAGAAGTCCCTACCTATGCGGGACATTAGTAAGAACGTCCGTAATGATCTGTTGTACATCAATACACAGCAAATTAACAGTCCACTTAGGAGTGTCTATAGTCCAGAAGAAGCGTTCTACTTAATCTCTTTTAGTGATTCTCAGTTTGTCTACTGTTTTGACATGAGGACGCCACTGGAAGATGGGTCACACAGGGTGACTACATGGTCCAACGTAAACTTAAGATCCTTCACTAGACTTCAGGACGGCTCAGTATACGTGGGCAGTGCAGAAGGTATTTCTGAGTACACTGGTTATCAGGACTTCGGCTCCAGTTATGACATGAGTTACTTCAGCAATCCCTTGACTTTTGGTGATAGCTCTAGGCTCAAGATGCTGAAAGAAATCATCATGACGTTCATCGGTGGTCAGGGTGCACAAGTAAACATCAACTGGGGCTATGACTATACACAAGCGTATACCAAAGAGATCGTAACGATTGATTCTGGTAGTCAGGTGGCGTACTACAATGAGAACGAGTTTAATGAACCAGATTCAGAATATAGTGCTTCAATTATTGTGGACAGACCCAAGACTAAAACAACGGGTACGGGTACGGTTGTGACAATAGGAATTGAAGCAACAATCAACAGCAACGCTTTATCTTTGCAGGAAGTAAACATTCAAGCGATAATCGGTAGGATGATATAATGAGTAATTATTCAAAGACTACAAACTTTACAGCCAAAGATACTCTTCCTACTGGCAACACAGCGAAGATTATTAAGGGCGTAGATTTTGACACAGAGTTTGACGCAATTCAAACAGCGGTAGCCAGTAAGTCGGATTCAGCAAGCCCGACGTTTACAGGGACCGTAACAGCGGCAACAGTGACCGTCACAGGCACACTGACTGCTGGAACTATTGACGGAGGAGTGTACTAATGGCGCTCATTGATGACTTACTAAGTTTGGGCCTTGATGTATCAACAGCCACGAATCTATCAGAGCAGTTAAAAACATACGGAGAAGAGGCTAAAGCAGGGGCTGAAGAAATAGGCACACAAGCCTATGAAGCTATGCAATTTAAGCCCTTTACGGTTACTTCAGGAGTTGGTGGCGTAACAACAACTGCTGACGGTAGCACAACGATGCAGCTAACCCCAGAACAACAAGCACTGCGTAATACGCTTTTTGGTGGTTCGCAGGCGCTGGCTGGACAAGCTGTTGCTCCTTACGATCCTATATATGCTCAGATTGCACAACAGGCATACGGTGGTGTGTCTCCGCTTCTCACGCAGGCTCAGACTGCCGCAGAAGCTGCTGGAGCTATGGACAGAGGTGCTAGAGAACAACAGGTCTATGGACAGCTTAGGGCGCTACAGTCGCCTGAAGAAGAGCGTCAGCGATTAGCCCTAGAAAACCGACTGGCAGCACAAGGTCGTTTAGGTACGCAAACGGCTCAGTTTGGTGGCACACCAGAAGGTTTAACATTGGCTAAAGCACAAGCAGAAGCACAAAACCAAGCAGCACTTATGGCTATGCAGCAGTCCGGAATTGAACAGCAACAGGCAATCTCCAGAGCAGCTGGATTACAAGGGCTTGCTGGTGGTATGTTCGGTATGGGAGCGCAGGCTCAAATGACGCCTAGACAGCTACAATCAACAGACTTACAGAATCTAGCAAGTATGATGACTTCTGGATATGCACCTGAACGTGAGCTTCTGAATCAGCTACAGGCAGGCACTAATATCGCAAGTCTTGCTGACGTAGCACGTAGGCAGGCTGCTATGGAAAGAGCGCAGACTCGTATGACTGGCCTTGAAGCACAGCTTGAAGCACAAAAGGCTAGATCAGGTCTTATAGGACAACTTATGGCGTCTGCTGGTCAAGTCATCGGAGGTGCAGCAGGAGGCGGCGGTTTGTTTAGTAGTCTACTTAGTGGCTTAGGCACTGGTGGCGACATACCAGTAGTACCAAATTGGTTAGAAGATTGGTTAGGAATTTAACATGGCTAGGTTTTCAGAAGGTTTTTTAAGAGGCATTAGTAACTTTGGGCGCATGGACCCAACCGAACCTGCTCGTAGACTACAACAGGCCACTCCTTCTGTTTATCGACAGATGGGTACAACGGACCCGCTGGCTCGTAGAGTAGGTAGCTTGTTTAGCAACTTAGGCGTAGACACGAGCTATATGCAGACTGGTGAGGAACGTGCACAAGCTGCTATGAAGAAAGCAGGTGAACAGGAGTTTGAATCACCAGAAGCACGTATGATTGCCATGCTTGAAGCACAGATGCCTACGTTACGTCCTACTGCACAGATGCAGGCTATGGACCAGATCAGGCAGCTTAGGACGATAGAAACACAACGTGCTGCTGCTGAGGCAGAACAGCGTAAAGCTGAGACTGTAGACAGAGGTAAACAGAACTTGGTTAAACTTGCTTCATCCCCTGAGTTTAAGTTTTCTGATCCAAAGCAGAAAGCAGGTTATCTTTCTATGGCTAGGGCTTACGGTGTTGAACCAACAGAGGCTCTTCAGCTGTACAACGGACTCAAAACAGTGCCTAAAGACGTAGACACGGCTACTGTTGATAGAGTAAAACCAGACGGAACAACAGAAACAATTCTGTACAACAAACAAACCGGAGAAGACATAAGGAACTTAGGTGTTACGGGTCGTGAAGAGCCTGAAACACCAAATGTCATAACTCAGAAAGTGGGTGATAGTGTTGTCGGAATTGACAAACAAACAGGTGAACAGTTATGGTCTGTTGATACTGAAAATGAAGCAGAAGCTTTGGTACAAGTAGAGAAGGAACAAAGGACTAAGTTAGCGTTTCTACAGGAAAGAGATAACCAAGTAGGTAAAATTGATAAGGCTCTTGATATAATTGCAAGCAAGGGTGATATAGGTTTCTATAACCGAATGACAGCTAAACTAGCCCAAGATCCTGATTCTGTCTTGCTTTCAGGCTTATTTCCTGAATACGTTACTCTAAAGGATACTGTTGACTCTATTAAAGCTAGTTTAGGTTTAGACACGATCAAAGAACTTAAGGCAGCTTCAGCCAGAGGTTCTACAGGTTTAGGCGCTGTGTCTAATATAGAGCTTCAAGCATTACAAAGTAAGATACAGACTCTAAACTCTGCTAATTTAGTAGATCTACCTAATACTTTAAACGCTATTAAACAACATTATAATAATATACTGAAACTAAACAGTGGACAAGCACCGGATATAAACTGGGACGACCCTGAATATAAAAACCTATCTGTGATGAGAGACGGGGTTAGGTACGTTACTATGGACGGTGGCGAATCTTGGGCTGCTCTTTAATTGTTTGGAGACTCTATAGTGAACAATATTACAGACCCTGTTCTTTTAGAAGAACTGAGAAGTCTACATCAAGAGAAGAAACAGCACGCTTATATGGAGTCAAGTGTGCCCCATACTCCAGTTACTGATCCTGTTTTGTTATCAGAACTTCGTGGAGAAGACCACACTAAAGATGACTGGTTAGAAGATCCTATGATGGCTTCTAGGGCCATCTTAGATGGTTTCTTCTACGGTTTTAGTGACGAGATAGGCGCTAGTGTGGCTGCAGGGATGGCTAAAGTTTTTGAGCCGGAGCTAACTAAAGACAAGTCATTCGGGCAGGTTAGGTCTGAGATGATAGGAACTTTAGAAGAGCAGCAAGCAGACTGGGCAAGAGAGAACCCTGCTCTATCTGTCGGTTTGAACGTTGCGGGGGCTATTGGTTCAGGGACTATGGCGTTTAAGGGAGCACAGGCTCTTGGTAAAGGTTTAGCAACAGCGCCCGGAATACAACCTGTAGTTCAAGCGGTTCAACAAAGAAGACTAAGTTCTGCTCTTCAGAGAGCAGCAACTACTCCTGCTCCTGCAACAGTACTAGAAGCTTCTATCGCAGCACAGCCAGCCGCTGCTGGTGGTCTTGTGCAGGCTGCTAAGAAAGCACTTCCGTATACCCCCTTGCTTGCTGCTGAAGGCGGACTAGCTGGTGCAGGCTATGCCGAACAAGGCGCAGACTTAGGAGAAGCTGCTTTAACAGGAGCAGCAACAGGAGTGGCTCTGGGCTTACCTATGATTACTGGGTTGAACTATGTTTTAAACGGGATGTCTAAAAACAGACTGGCTCAGCAGTTGGGGCAGAAAGAAGACTTTGTTCCTCTGTCTATAGCTCTTAGGGAGAAGGTAGGCGGATCTTATGAAAGAACTGTTGGCTGGGCCTATAACAAATTTATTAACAACACGTTTGGTGGAGAGTCTTTATTAGAACAGCAGACTAAGCGTACAGTTTCCAGAGCAGACTCTACTTTGGCTAAAGAACAGGTCAAAGTCAACGACGCTATTTCTTTGGCAAACAAAAAACTAGCCGAAGCTAAAAACAAAGCGAATGTCGATGAACAAGTGTCTAAGATTAAAACACAAGCAGAAGAAACTGCGATTGTTGGTAGGTTTGATGAAAAACTAGCGAGACAGAAAGCTAAGGCGGATGCAACAAAAGAAGCCGACGCTGCTGTTAATGCCGCCAATGCTGCGTTTCGTGTTAATCTACATTTAAACTCTTTACCTGTCAATGCACCTAAAGAGCTTGTTGAAGAGGTTGCCAACACTTTAGATCCTCAATTACGTCAAAGACTAATCAATGAAGCGTGGGGCTCAGATTATACGTTTTCTATGCTTAAAAACCGTAGTTTTAGATTCAATCAACAACAGCTGGCACAAGAAATAGAAACCGTCGTTAATGACGAACTTGCGGCGCTTAGTCCTAAACTAACAGGTGGAGAACCTATAGGTGACTTTATTATTAGTTTTTTAGGACAGAAGACTAATAGACAAGGCTACATCACTGGCGAAGAGTTAACAAGAATTAGAACAGAACTTTCTCGTATTGCTAACCAGTTTCCTGATCAGGGTCCGGGTGCTGTACAGGGTGTTCAAATACGTAGACTGGTGGATGTTATCAATGATAAGATAGAGACCCAACTCAAAGGATCTGCTAAAGAAGCCTTTAAACAAGAAAAACTTAGGTGGAAAACAAACTTAGCTTCCAGAAACTCTGTTCTTTCGTCTACAAAAGTCAGTGGGAACTATTTGGCTGAAGATTACTTAGCTAGTCTGCAGAAGCTGTATCCAAAAGATGCACAACAAAAACTTGGGCCTTTCCAGAGAGAGGCAGAGCAGCTTAGAGACACGAACAAAAGAGTCAATGACCAGATCATGTCTGTAGCTGAAGAAGCTACTGAAGCAGCCAAAAGATCAAACGCTCTTGAGGTAGCTAAACAAAAGAATAAAGTAGAGGCTCAGATTAAGGCTCTTCAGAAGAGACAGAAACAGAAGGAACTTTCTGCCCAACAACGAGCCGACGCTGAGATTAAGTTAGCAGAAGCAAACGAACGTCTTGCCAGTCTGAAACAATACACAACAGATCTAAAAGATTTAGAAACAGCTTCCGACACTTCTCCGTTTATGAAGTTTATTTATACTTCTATCTTGGGTGGTGGTTTCAACCCATTAGCTG